GCCAGCGACAAGCATCTTCATGAGCTTACTCGAACGGGGGGTGCTTCGGGACGAACGGCGGGGAGACGCACGCCGGGGCCCCTTCCAGTTGCGAACACCCGGGGAGGCTGAGCGAGTCCTGCGGTACTTTGGGTTTGGAGACGCAGCCAGGCGGGCCGGAGCTGAGCCGCGCCGGGGAGTTTTGGAACGGGTCTTTCGACCCGGAAGGGAAGGCATTTACTATGGGTCTATACTTTTTTCCCAGTATCTATTAATATGTCTCGACTTGATACAAGCGGCCTCGTCCTCGAGAAGGGTGTGTGGATCGGCCCAGCTCAGGTGGTCCTGGCTGACAAAACGGATGTAGAGAGCCAGCTTCGCGAGCGCCCCACGACGGCGTGGAAGAAGAACATGACGGAGCGGCCGTATGACTTTCCCAACAGTTACGTGAACCTACCACAGCGGGTGATGTCATGGGACCCTATCAGCACATTTGTGGATGACCAGAACACTCGGTTCGCTCAGCGCTACTTTGGAAAGTAATCTCAGTACTAATTAATAATGGATCCATTTGCTCTTGCAGCAGTCGTGGGTCTTGTATATGCCGGAAAGCGACTTGCTGACCGTGAGAGTGACGAGCCTCCCACGACCCAGCGCGAGCGAAATCTTCCCCCTGTCACTAGGCCTATTACCAAGATGGATCTCACTTCGATGTCCCATAACCAGGCTCCCAGATGGGACGAGTTTTCAATGAAGATAATGACACCTGATATTGGTCCGAGATATGGCGACTGGCGTCTCCAACCCAAGGAAGCTGTTCCTTCTTTCCAGGAGCCCCTCAAGACCAACACTCGCTTTCCGTATGGTCAGCCCGTCTATGATCTGTACGCCCGTGAGAATGTCACGAACAAGATGAACAACCTTCAGCCCATCGAACGGATGAATGTCGGCCCAGGTCTGGGAGTCGATCCGAACGTTCCAGCGACTGGTGGTTTCCACGACTTTTTCCGGGCTCTTCCCAACAACATCAACGAGGAGCGGCTCACGACGCTCAAGGGTCTGCCAGGACCTCCAGCGGCTATTGTCAAGAGTGGAGGCGCTGGTGGTATCGGAGAGATTACGCACGAGGCCAAGGACTCCAAGGCGTGGTTCCGCCCTCCGGCTCAGAACAGGGGTGAGGGCCAGGGTGGTGCTCTCACGGGCCCAGAGAGTCGGCCACGCTTCCTCAAGGGGGAGCGTTCGACTATCCGCCAGCAGACTGGAGGCCGCGAGGACACCCTCTCGACTGGCCCTGGGCAGTTCAACGTGCAGCAGCCGTACGCAAGTGGTTCGAAAGCTTACACGGACACGGCCCTGACTCGTTCGAGTGGTCTCAGGGCAAAGCCTGACCGTGCAGGAAACGGTCAGCGTATGAATGTTCGCCAGGAACCTGTGAACCAGGTTGGCGCCATGTCTCAGCTCCGGTCCGAAACCATCCCCTTCCCTGTACCTCATATGAACGGTTCTCGGTTCCAGCAATACAAGGATGCTGAATTCTACAAGTTCGACGAGAAGAAGGCCCAGCCAAACCCCCTTTCAGAGCCGGTAAATCTCGACGTGGCCATTCAGCAGCTCGAGAAAAACCAGATCGCTCTTCCTCCCCTCGCGGTGGTTTAGAGCCTGGTAAAAAATATAGAACAAAAGTAAATGAGCGGCGGTATCGTTCAACTTGTCGCAACTGGTGCTCAGGACGCATGGCTCACTGGCAAGCCCGAGATTTCATTTTTCCGCTCGAATTACAAGCGGTATACACACTACGCCCACTCCGTGGAGCGACAGATTATCCAGGGTCAGCCCAGTGCCGGCGGTATCTCTACCATCCGTATCGAGAAGAAGGGAGATTTGCTAAACTACATGTATCTTACGGCACGTGATTCCAACGGGTCGTCTATTAACAACTTGGATTGGTCAAAGGTGATCGACAAGGTCGAGCTCATGATCGGAGGTCAGGTCATCGATACTCAGGACTTTGAGTATTCGACGGATATCGAGCCCGTGACTGGTGCTCAGACTTTTTCGAACCGGTACCTGAATAACAACACCTCCGGAGCCACCAACCAGAAGAATGTGTTCTATCCGTTCAAGTTCTTTTTCTGTAAGGACTGGTCTGTTTCCCTGCCCCTTGTGGCTCTTCAGTACCATGATGTGGAGCTGCGCATCACGTGGTCTCCCAACCTCAACTCGACCATCAATTTTGGAACGACCAACTTGCCCTCCCTGTCAGCTTATCCCCAGGCGACGGCGAACGTCAAGGCAACTTCTCCAGCTGGAGAGAATGCAGGGAACACCGCCAACCTCGTTATCCAGCAGACCGTTGGTCCATTGTTTCCCGGTTCCCTTGTGGTCGGTGGACGTGGAGATTCAAATCTGCAGACGAACGTGGCCGTTATCCAGGGTGTGACGAACCTGGTGACCGTCGGGGCGCTCAGCTACTCTAACATAAGTATTGCCTTTGCTAATGTCGCAAATACCAATGTCATTTCGGCGGCGGTGACGACGAATGTGTGCTCCATTTACGCGCCAACTATGGCGGCATCTGTGCTTCTGACGTCCGCTATTGCAGCTGGAGCCACCTCAGCCAACCTGCCCTTCAACACATTCGTGAGCCCCGTGTCTGGGTCTGGGGTGGCTCTTGGTCAGTACGTGGCTGGCCTGCCAGTGACTGGCCCGGCTTACGTATCCAGTGTGTCGAACGTTGCTTTGGGCAACGTGACCATCTCTTTCCCTTCTCAATCTATCGCAACATCCGTCACTATTGGAACGACCGTGGGCTTTTTTCCTGGAACCGTCACCTCTGCCCTGACCTACGCCGGTCTGCAGTTCCAGGCCTGGTCCAACTTTGTGTATCTGGACCAGTCAGAGCGCGATTACTTCGCCAAGACGTCTCAAGACCTGCTCATTACCCAGGTCACCCGTGTGAATATTCTCACCAACCCTGTTCAGGAGATTGCTCTGGCTCAGCCCATCAAGTTCATTGCTTTCCCCGCTGCAAACTACTCGGCTCTATGGGCCAACGGCTCCAACTCCACTGCCGCCTTCAACTACCAGCTCAAGACCCAGATCAATGGCGTGGATGTCGGTGAGTTCCGTTTCTTGCCTCAGTGGGTCGATCTGCCACAGTACTACAACACGCCCTTCGGGTACAGCCACAACAACGCGGTGGCAAACGTGGCCATCATCAGCTACTGCCTGGACACGTCCAAGCTGCAGCCCACGGGTACTCTGAACTTCAGCCGCCTGGACACTTTCCGCCTCATAGTGCCTCCTCAACTGACCAACGGTGTGCTTGGACTGACAAACACCGGCATCAACTACCCGGTCACTTACATGTACGCCGTCAACTACAATATACTCCGGATCCAGAACGGCCTCGGAGGCGTTCTTTACGCAAACTAAAAAACTCTGCGAATCTTAATGCAGCTCTGGCACTGGCTTCTTCTGCTGGGTCTCGTTTTTCTCATAAGTTACAACCCACGCACGGGAAATCTCGGCAATTTTTTTACTAGCGAAATATCAGTAGAGGACCACAATGCCTCGAGAGAGACACAAAGCGATAGCGATACCGATGAGCACAGTGAATGATACTCCTCACTTTCTGATAGTCCATGACCGGCGATACCGGGAATGGACTTTCGTCACAGGCGGGTGTCGCCGACGAGAGGTCTACAACCCACTTCGATGTGCGGTTCGAGAGCTCGAAGAAGAAACACGCGGGACGATAAACCTAAAAAAAGGCGCCTACACCTATTTTAAGTTTGTCACTGATACTCCAGAACCGAGGGATATAGAAGATGGCGTCGAAGTGCTCAACCACTATCACGTATATGTATTCGACCTTCCAATGACGTCCATAGAGCATCGGCACATTGTCCGCAGATTTACAGATGAAAAAGAGAAGATGGAGGGGCAGCTCGTGCCCTTTCGCAAAAACTATGATGAAAATGATGACTGCAAGTTTGAGACGCTCGATTCCATTTCGAAAAGGCCCAACCTGTGGCCGATGATTCGTCAGCACGTCATAGGAAACCCCGAGTTCCATCAGGCGCTTGCGGCTCAGCAAAAAACACCTTTTAACCTCCGCGGAACATAGCCGCGAAAAAGTCCTTTGGGATTTGTATAATGACTCGTTCTAAACTCGAGTTTGCTAAGATTCTTGCAGCGACCCTGAAACCAAACGCACCGGCCGAGGAACTCCAAGCCGATGCCGAAAAGTTTGCGGCCGAAATGACTCTTCGCAAATTGTGCCACGAAATTGAAAAGGCGGAGGAGGCTGCAAAACCCGCCGAGCCTCCCAAAGTCAAGGGGTTCTGGTCTTTTCTCACCTTAGAGGATTCAGACGATGAGTAAGTAATGATATCCAAGTGGCGCGTCCCATCCGGTCCAGCGACCCATGTCCTCATGGACGGGGGTATCCTCTTTGTGCCCAGGGAGGAGACTCAAGAATTTTATCAGGCATGTATTTCCATGATCAATTCTGGATCGAAATTGTATGTGGTCGAGCAAAAGACAGATTCATTCAAGTTTTTCGTAGACCTGGATTACAAGGCTCAGGAAAAACTGAAGGATGAGGACCTGATCCAATTTTGTTCCATAATTCATGACTCTGTGGAGAGTCCAGGTCGGTGTCTCATTGCCAGGGCCCAACCTAGACCTGTCAAGGAGGGGATCAAATCTGGGGTCCATATTCACTGGCCAGATTTAGTTGTCACTCGGGTCCAAGCTCTCAATTTCAGAACCAAAATCATCATGGAGCTGTCAGCCATACATGACTTTGACTGGAACTCTGTGGTCGATGCCTCAGTCTATGGGGGATCTGGTCTTCGAATGCTCTGGTCCCACAAGAAGCCCTCGGGCGATCCGTATATCCCGTGGCGAGGCACAGGACCGGATGGCAATTTCACTTTGGAATTCACCAAGGAGCCAAACGTCAAGGTTCTCGAACTCTTCGCCATTCGCACAGATGAGGCGCCCAAGGGGATCGAGTACTCTCTGTCTGATTCTGGACCACTCGAGGAGTTCATTCAGCGGTACCTGACTGGTCAGCGCCGGTCAAAGATCAAAAAGGTCCAGAGACATGAGCACGATGGGTGGTTTGCTCAGACGGACTCTAAATTTTGCGAGAGAATTAAGACTGAGCATAAATCGAACCACGTCTGGTTTTCCATACACTCAGGCCGCGTCTCCCAGAGGTGCCTCGACGAGGACTGTGCCGAGTTCAAGGGGACAGAACATATTCTTCCTCCATCAATAGTAGAGCAACTTGAAGATGTTGCTATTGTGGGTAGTCCTACTGGTTCTTTTCTTATGGATGTATTTCCCGGCGGCAGGACCAGGTGAGCGCTTCCGCAAGTACCTTAAGAAGGTCCATGTATATTCAGGTCTTGACCCAGAATCGTGGGCGCGTTTCCTCGTGAATATGAAGACGTTCGAGAGCCTCTTGCAGACGAGCGACTTGGACGGTGCAGCGAATGCCCTGTACGAGTCACTAGAAAACATTAGAGACATGAGTCTCGGAACCAGGCGCGCAGATGATGGCCACCACCAGGAGGAGCTGGGGGCCATTGCGAACGAGCTTGGTTACGAAGGTGAATTTACAATAAATCAGCTTGCTACAGCAAAGGGACTTCAGTTCTTCCCTAAGTACTTAAACGAAAGCCTCGACGACTACATAGACGATGGCCCAGCCTTTGTGCCCAGCCGAGTCCGTTCCCATGGTCAGTGAGCCCACGCGCACGCGTTCTGGACGCGTATCCAGGCCCCCTGAGCGCTACGAGCCTCAGGAGCAGGTCGAGGACGATTACTCTGACGGCGACTATGACACCGATGAGTCTGAGATTCGTTCAAACTTTGAGGATGATGACGAGGAGGAGGACGAGGAGGATGATGCTGATGAAGATGGAAATTTGGATGGTTTTGTAGTGCCAGATAAAAGCGAGAGTGACGAGGACTCTAGTGATGGAGAACCTCCCGTTCCTGTCAAAGCCTGCCGAGCAGTCACGAAACGACCCGGGCCCTCAGTCCGAAAATGAGTGGCCTCAGCAGCCGCCCCCGAGATACATCGAGCAGCAGATGGCCCCGCCCCCGCCGCGCAATGATGTGTTCGAGAGCCTTCGGGCCAACCCGATGGGCCTCATCCTCCTAGGAATCATCGTCGGTGTCATCATCGCCAACATGCGCCCGGTCGTCATTCAGCCTAAGTAGTCCGCGGGGCATTATTTGCCGCCATATTTCCTTGGTACATATTTTGAGCCTCCAAATTGCGTTGTGTGAGCCCTTGTGCAGCTGCCGCCGCTTGATTCGCGTCTATAGTCGCCGCGTTCAAGGTGGGAGCCGCTTGGCCCGAGCCAAGGTCCCCTCCTTGAAGGTCATAAAGAGTCGCTGAGCCTGATTTTGACTCGGCCCCAACAAAATCACCTATAGGACCCGTGCGCCCAGCGCTCACGTCCTCTTGTAAAAACCCAACCCACGGATTCTCCCGAGTCTGTGAGTTTGGTTCCATGTCTCGGAATACGTCATATTGTGTGTCGTATGCCGCAACAGGCTGGGAAATCCTGGCAGGCGCTGGGGTCATTGTCTCGTATGCAAACCATGCGAGCCAGACCACCAGTGCGAGGCCAAGAATAGTGAATATCATTTTCTATTATTTGTCACTGAAAAAAACTAAGCGACGGGCTCCGGGTCCTCCTTGACCTCCGGCTCGGGGCCCGCCTCCTCCTTGCGGCGCAGAACCTCGGCAGCCACGCGCAGGTCCGCCTTGGCAACCAGCTCCTCGATGCGCGCCTCGGGAAACTCCTTCTTGAGGTCCTCGAGCAGGTCCGCCGGGTGGGGAATAGGCGGAACGTCCGGCTTGGTGTAAAACTTGGAGTTCTCATCACCGGGCTCAATGTACGGAAACTCGCCCCCCTGAGGCTTGGCCATCATGTCGCGCTTGCGCTTCTCGAACATCGCCGAGGCTGCACTCTGGTTCGCACGGTACTTGGACATGATCTCCTCAAGCTTGTCGTTCTGGTAGTGAACGTCCTCAATGTCCTCGCGTGTCGGCGGGATCAGAAGCCACTTGTACATGTCGACCACATAAATGTCCACGAGTGCATCCTCCTTCTGGAGACGCTTGGCGTGGCTCGCAGCCTCGTCGCGGGTCGCAAAGCACCCGCGAATCTTCAAACCGAGCTTCTCATTCTTCTGAGGAAGATCGGGGCCAACGAAAGAGATGCACGCAAAATACTGTCCTGGGACCGTCAGGTAATCTTGCTCAAGAGAACCCATATAAGACTACCACTCACTTATTTTTTAAGTAAATGGACGCACTACGCAAGTTGCACAACAATTGCAAGAGAAAGTTGATAATTCAGTGGGTCCAGCCAAATGATGTCGTTCTGGACTGTGGGTGCGGGAGGGGCGGCGATTTTCTGAAGTGGCAGGCTGCCAAGGTTCGACTTTTCGCCATTGACCCGGATGAGGAATCTCTCAAAGAGGCTGAGAAACGAGCCAAGTCTATGGGGTTCAACGTCTTCTTTCTGGGTCAAGGGAACATTATCCAGGCAGCATTTGCTGGGCCGTACAATGTGGTCTGTTACAACTTTTCCCTGCACTACATATTTGAAAATGAAAAAACCTTTGACAAGTCAATCAAGGCACTAGGATGTGCAGTCAAGACGGACGGGTTCCTGATAGGTATCACACCGGACAGGAGTCGTGCTGAGCGTCTGGCAGACCAGCACGGGCAGTACAAGGACCGCCTCGGGAACGCCTTCATGATCTTCCAGGGTGGAAGGAAACTCATGGTTCAGCTGGTCGATGGGCCCTTCTATGCCGATGGAGGCCGCGAGGAGCCCCTGCTGGACCCAGGGACTCTTGTAAATTCTCTGAAGGATGTGGGGTTCGAGCTCCTGGTCTGGGAAGCTATGCTGCCTGAACCCAACGGACTTATCAGTGATTTGTATTCGAAATTCGTCTTCAAGAAAGTTTCCTCCGATAGTACTAACAGATGACGTGGTGGCTCATATTTCTGGTCTCACTGTACCTCATCCTGATCTTCATGATCAACGAGGAGCCGCCTATGCTTACAGAGCTCAAGAAACGGTACGCCCGCACCCTGCAGATACTCAGGGACACAGGGGACCCTCTGTGGCACCCAGTCCTGAAGCCGTCCATCATAACCGGAATATACGGAAAGAAGGACGGGGTCATCGGGTCGAACGTGAATAAGGGATACGAAATTTACATCTGCCTGGATGGAGACGATGTAAACTCGGCAATGTACGTTCTGCTTCACGAGCTGGCCCATATGTCGGTCCCGGAGTACGACCATACGACCAGTTACTGGGACAAGTTTGCAAAGCTAAAACAGATTGCTATCGAAAATGGAATATATACAAAGAATGGCGTCAGGCAGTACTGTGGGGACACTGTGAAGGACTAGACCCGAGTCCGTAGGACTCCTTGAGATCCTGGGGTCACGAGTCGCTGCGCGACTCGGTTCTTAGGCCTTGTCCCCCAGAACCTGGCGGGCAAAGTAGAACACAAGTGCGGCAACGAGGGCCGTTGCGAGCATACCAGTCATCGACAGGTCGCTCGTGCCCTCGGCCATAAACTTGGGAACCATCGTGCTGAGACGGCTCTGTACAGGCTTGGAGAAAGCTATGATGGCCGAAACACCCGCAAGTGCTGCAAAAAACTGCTCATCTGTGAGACCAAAAGGATGCTTGGAATCCCCCTCCTTCTTCTTCTCCTTACGGGAAGTCTTCTGGTTTCCCATGACGGGGAGAGACGGTGGCCCCATGACCTCGTCCTGCATCATCTGGCCTGGACCTGGCATTATCTCATCAAGGGAAGTTGCGAACTCTGCCATTTGAGATCCCTCAATATTCTTTTCGGGCTCCAGCGCCGCCTTGAAAAGACCCTGAGGCACTCCCTTTTTTTTGTCATCCGAAGACGGCTCTGGAGCCTGAGCGAGTAGTTGTTCTACAGAAGTTGACATATCGCCTCCAGAATTTGGGTCGTAACTCTGCATTAGATTACTTTGACTTTTTTACAACAACAGTCTGACCGCGGCGCTTCACCTCCTCTGGAGGTCTCTG